GCCGGATGCCTCCACGCCGCCCCTACGCCCGCCTACGCATGTCTCCGCACGGAACGCGGCGAACCGCAACGCCGGATCGCACGGGCACGCATCGCCTGGCGAACAACAGCACGGAGCCCCGCCCGCGTCCGTTACCAGCCGCCGCGAGAGCGTCCGTAGTTTGCGGGCGATGGCGAGGAGTTTGGGCACGGGTTCACGTCAGGCCAGCCGCACCGCGTCCAATCGGGTTGCGGGCCGTGATGGTCAGGAGATTTGACGGGATGATGGTGCATCCCTGTGCATCTTCCAACAGCGTCACAATCATCGGACGCTGAAGGCGGGAGAAGTCCAGCGTACCGCCGTAGCACGAGAGGTAGGTGATGCCTGCCGTTGGGGTATCAGGGTCGCCAGCGTTCAGGACCGTGAGCGTTCCACCGTACAACCGCACGTCAGCGAAGTTGGCAGAACCGGCATCGAGCGTCACCTGCCCGCCAGCGACCACAAGGCCCTCGCTCTTGCCGGTCGCCGTGATGGTGGCACCAGCTACGCCGCGTCCGATGGTGTGCTGTCCGCCCGTCACCGTGAGCGAATGCAACTGGGTCGCACTGTAGACGATGTTTGACGAACCACCCGTGAACACCCAGCGATAGCCAGAGATGCTGCCGACATTCTCAGCGACCGACAACCGCCCGCTCTGCATTTCCAGACGTGCCACGGTACAAGTACCGTTCACGAACATGGCACCGCTTCCGTTTACCTGAAGGTAGTGGCAGATGTCAGCGACCGCAGCGGCATTCTCTGCCGTGTAGTACATGTTGCCGCCGCTCGCTTCGTAGCGGACGCGGGGGAACTGATTCACCTGATCGAGCAACGATGCCCGCGTATTGACGGCAAGCGTGCTGCCGGATGCCCCGCCAATCGAGCCACTGAACCCCGGAGAGATGTCCAGATTCTTGATACCAGCGGCAAGGCCCCAAGTGAGCGAGCCGGTGATGGGCTGATTGCCGGTGGCGATGTTCAGCGTTGCACTGTCCACCACGCCAGAGCCAGCAGCACCGGCAAGGGTGAGCCAGTTAGCGGCAGCGAGCGAAGTTGCACCGGCGTTGAGTTTCTCTTGTGCCATGAGTCAGTTTCCTTTGGTTCAGTGTATCACTCGAACACGGCATCGAACGTGATGAGGTGGGCGACCACGCCCGCACTCGGGGCCGTTCCGATCTTCTTCTTGACGATGGCGATGTACTCGCCGGGGTTGACTACTACCGGGTTGTCGAATCTGACAGTGATTTCATTCAGCAGCGTCAACGCAACCGCACCGCTGGCGACGGTCTGGAATCCCAACGCCACGCGGCGAGGTGCCTTTGCCGTTGCCGCTTCGGCCGTTGCCAGCGAAAGAGCGTTGTGCCCGAACGCGAGCGAGTAGGACGCGACGTATCCGCCGCCCGTCATGGCAGTCTGGATAGCACCCGCAATCTTCACGCCGCGAATGATGAGGCATCGGCCCGTGATGTTGATCGTTGCCGCTGGGTTCAGGTACGAACAGATAATCCCGTCCGTATTTGCGGCCAAGGTATCCGTCTCCCAGAACTGCCCGCCAAGGCCGGTTCCGAGTGCCGCCGTGGTGTTTGTGGGAACCGCCGCCGTCGGGTTGGCCGAGTTGGCGTAGTTGGCCGTGCTGCCCATCGTGAAACCGCTCTGCCCCTGATAGCCCATCATGCCCGCCGCGGCGAGCGTGTGTTGCCACGAACGGCACGGGGCATAGCCTCCCTTGCTGATCGTGTAGTCAGCCACCTTGAACTGCAACACGCCGCCCGCACCGCCCGCACCGATTGCGTGCCGCACCGCGAACGGTAGCGAGCCCTGCATGAACGGCTGGCCCGTAGCCGCTGCCGTGAGGTCAATGGTTCCACGGAGCGTGTCGTCGATCCAGAACTCTACTTCGCGTTCGTTCACGCTCACGACAAAGTGATACGTCGTGTTTGGCGACAATGTGAGATCCGTCGTCCCGTCCGTGTCCTTGAATACGCCCGTAGTCGTTTCCACGCCACCGTAGTTGACCACGCCGATAACGCCCGCGTTCGTGATGCGGATGTACGCACCGTCATTGGGTGCAAATGGCGAAGATCCGCTGTTGCTGAAGAACCCAAGTTCGATTGTCGTGCCGCTCACCATCGCAGCCGTAATCATCGCATTGACTTCGGCATAGGTGTTGTCGGCACCAAACACCGGGAAGTATCGGTAGGTCGCCAGCATCGCCGCACTGTTGAGCGTGGTCACGCTGCTGCTGTTGGTCGTAAAGAATCCCGATCCATACGCCACCGTGAACGTGGTCAGTCGCGTGATGTGCTTGCCGGTGTTGGCCGCGGCGTAGTTGAATGTCTCGGAATCCCACAGCGAATCGGTCGCGGTACGCAAGCGGTAATCGTCGTCCGTTTCCGGGGACAGGCAGTACCGCGAACCCGTCGCATCGCCCGAGTCGTTCTCGCTGCTGATCTGGACGAACCCGGCGTTATCCTCCGTGGTCGGCGTGTGAACTTCCAACTCGAAGTTGGCATTGACGTTGGCCTTGCCAGATGAACTGCTGCCGGTTGTGACTTGAACTGCCATGAATCAGACTCCTACGCAAGCGACCACATAAGTACCAACCGACCCATATGGGGACGCGGCGTACACCGTGAACCCATCACCATCGACCACATCACCAATCGCAACCGACACGCCTTCGATGACGGCATCCTCCGCACGCGGGCCGATGATTGAACACGCGATGGACGATAACGCCGTGACCCACGTCAGGCCCGTAACCGCCGCCGTTGCCGACGTGTCGCCGTTGCCCGTCCCGAAATCGACCGTCACCAGAGTAGTATTTGCCCCCGCCGCTTCGATGGTCAGATTGCCACCGGCCCCGCCATCGGTGAGCGTGATGCCCGTACCAGCCGTGAGAACCCGCTCATGCGTCAGCGTTGCATTGGTCGCCAGCGTGACGTACTGGGCATTCGTAGGGGCACCGCCGCCGCCACCGCCCGCAGGCTCCTCGATAATCGAAGGTGCCGCAGACGGCCACGCAACCGGCCCCAACGGCATCGGAGGCACGTTAGACATTCGCCACCCCCGACACCGTGAGCATGTACTCAACCGTTCCACTAGTGGTCGTCATTTGGTACCGCACGAATACCAGGCCCTCAACGTTGACCGACGCCTGAATGCCGGTCGACGTGTAGGTGATCGCCCCGCTCGGGAAGTTGTAGAACGTGCATCCGTCCTGAGAGCATTGGAGCGTGATCGTGCCAGCCGCCGCCGCGTCGATCGGTGCGTCGATCTGGGCGATGATTGCCGAGTACCCCTGCACCTTGTATGTGTAACCGCTGACGATAGACGACAGCATGACGGTAGGGTTGAACGCATTTCCGTCCGAACCGTTTGGTGTGAGGATGTCAACGCGGATCGCCATCAGTCAATGCTCCCTTCGCCTGCTGGCGGTCCTGCTGGTTCACCGCCGCCGGGGTTGGCCGGGCTTGTGCCGCTTCCCGGCGTTGTCGGGACGTTGAGGAATCCTGAACCGCTCCGCAGCATTTCAAGCATCTGGGATTGTCCGGTGTTGTCCGGGCAGGCTCCGAAGTCTGGAAGTTCCATGAAATGCCACGACACTCTTGCACCAACTGAAACGCCAATCACACCAGTACCGTCTGGAATTGCCACCGTATCCAACACGTCAGGCCAGCGTACTACCGGGGTTTGCCGTTGCATGTTGAACACGCCAGCCGCGTTCGGGTCTGACGTGGCAATCGTGTAGGTGATGCCGCTGGCCGGTCCGGGCGATTGCCCATTATGGCTTAGCACTACCCCTGCGATGATCCGTGGGTCAGGCATTAGATGATCCGTGTTGCACCAGGCAACGTACGCCAACCTTCGTAGTCCTCGAAATACTGATACTGCCGCAAGCACTGAGGCATGTCGGTTTCAGGGTTTCCCGTCTGGAATCCAAGAAATACCTGATACGGGAGTCGCGTCAACGAACCTTCGATCGGAACGCAATAGCCTGCGTTGTCACCAGGTGGGAACGGAGGGAAGTATGTGGTGCCTTCGTCCAAGATCCACTCATATGAAATGTCATAAGTTCCGTCATCGTCCACCTGTTGAACCGTCGCCCCGAGAAACAGGTACGTCCGTCCATCCGGCATGATGTGCAAGTAGTTGATCTGTGCCGCAATCACGTCGAGGTCACGCACGTTGTCAATCTTGACACGCACACGCAACGGGCGGACGATGCGATACTCAACCTTCTCAAACTTACCAAGCTCGTAGACAAGCGTGCTTCCTCCAGATGCTGCCGCAGACAGCACTCTCCGCCTACGCCAAATTGGGATTTCGATTGTTGTTTCGCGTGTCGCCCATCCCCACCAGAACCATGCCGGGTTGTCTTTGTTCGGCTGGCGTGCCTGACCGTACCGACGATCTGACGAGTACAAGCAATCAACGTACGTGACGCCAGCGGATGCGACGGTAACGCGATAGGCGTCCATCTGCATTGCCGGGAAGTCTGGGTGGCTGCTCGATACGGCGGGGATTCCCTCGGCCAGAATCGCGGCCTGCTTCGATGTGGTTTCGACTACGAACCGGCGACCAGCGGCGTACTTGCCCTGATAGTCAAACTCAAGCGTACCGGCATCTAGCCCGAGTTCGATAGCCGTGAGTGCCATTAGTTGCCCCCCTCAAACACCATGCGGCTGCGAGCGGCATTTGCACGGGTGCCGATTGATTCAACGGCCTGAGCCATTCCTGCATCGCCTACCACGCGGTTTGATCCGAATACGGCATTCGACGCATCGCGGATCGCATACAAGGCGTTCGTCCATTCCTCTCGTACCTTGCGAGCGGCAGCGGCCTCGCGTTCTGCAAGTTCATTAGCCATCTCGATCATGCGTCGGTTGTGGTCCTCTGTTGCCTTGCGTTCGCGTTCAAGGTCGCGTTCCTTGTCCTTCTGGGCACGCTCTGCCTCACGTCGTTCCTGCTCATATGCACGCTCTGCCTCTTTGCGTTCAATCTCGGCCAGTGCTTCGGCCTGCTTGCGTGCCTGTTCCTCTGCCTCTGCCGCCGCCTTGGCCGCTTCCTCGCGTTCCTTGCGGCGACGTTCGGCCTGCTCGGAGTCCCGCAGACTCTTGGCGAGTTTGTTGAGCCGCGTGATTTCCTCTTTGAGCTTTTCTGGGTTTGTGCCGGTGAAGAACCCTACGGCACGGTCGAGCCCGTTCGTTTCCTGTGCCGTCAGTTCGCCGGACAGTTTGTTGATTTCGTCTGAAATCGCCTTGATCGAGTCGGCCTTCTTTGATAGGTCCAGACTCTCCGCAAACTTCTCAGCCTTCTCGGTTCCAGTTTCCAGAGACGATATGACCGACTCGCGGATGACGCGGCCCAGAGCGAACATGCCCGTAGCCGTACCGACCACCATCGTGAGCTTTCCGATAAGAGACTGCACTTGGCCGACCGTGTCGCCAAGCGTCTTGTTGAGTCCCTTCAGTCCGGTTGCCGCATTCGACGTAGGCCCTACGGCCTTCTCTGCCGATGTACCAATCTCGCGGATTGACTCGGATGCCTGCTTGGCGTTCGTCTCGATCTTCTTGACTTCTGCCGCTGCTTGTGCTGCCGCAGGTGCCGCCGCCGTCGATGCGGATGCCTCTGCGTTTGCGACTTCTACCTTTGCCTTGGCCTCCTCAATGGTGCGTTCGAGCGGCGTAGCGTCGCCGCCGATCTTGATCTCGATTCCATTGGGGCCGTTGGTTGGCATGGTTAGGCTACCGTCACGATGTCAGCGATGCGAAGCGTGCCTGAAATCTGAACGGGTTGGTCGGTCTGGAAGTTCATGGACAGGCTTGTCCAGAACGCGGGGAACGAATAGGTACGGCCAGACGCCACGGTCAGCACGCACGTATTGTCAGGGACTCCGTTGTTGTCCAGATCCCAAGTCGGCTTTGTGATCGCACCAGACGCGGCGAAGATCCCGGGGAGTGCAGAGCCAGCCGCCTGCGTCAGATCGCCTGATCCAGTGAACGAATAGACCGCCAATGACTCCGCACCGATCTTGACGGTTTGCGTCAGTCGAGGCGTGGTGATGCTGCCTGACAGCGTTGGATCGCTTGCCCCGTCCTCTGCAAGTTTGAACGTTGCCGCCGATGCGGCCCCTACGGTCGGCATGGTCAGTGCGGTTGCATTGTCGGCGAGGCACGTATATGTGCCTCCCCAACTACCAGTCCCGCCCGGCATGTACCGAACGTATGACCCAGATGCACCAGTTGATGAAGTGATCGGAACCTCTGGAAACGACATGTTGATCGTGAAACTGCGAACGTACTGGACGTATCCAGCCGCGTAGGTGATGAGAGCGGAAATGCCAAGCGGGTTCGCGGCACGCGGCCAAAGGCCACTGAACGCAACCGTTCCCTGCCTGAGTCCTGCGTTGATCGTCCGCATCGACACAGCCGAGCCCGTTGGCGTGGTTGCGTCGTACTCGTTGCTCTCGATGGTCAGCGTGGCAACGTCAGAACCGACGCGAATAGCGGTGCCGAACAGATACAGCAGATCGCCACTCGCGGCGGTGCATGTCAGGTTGCCAAGTTCCGAAGTAAGCGGGTACGCCATAGCCAATGCTCCTTACGGATTCGCGGCAATCGCCGCAATCCTGAATGCCACTTCTACCGTTCCTACTGCCGTGTGTTCGTCAATCTGCTCCACGTCGTAGGTGTTGCAGATGCACCCGCCGCCGACCGCCGAATACGCATTCGTTGGCAGCGGCAGGTTGTAGCGGTTGAACCCGTACGTTGGGACCCGCCCATTCCGCAGCACCGCGTTACCGTGAATGCGATCCATCGCGGCAATGATCGTGGTCCCGATGTAGTTGTCGCTCACGGCCTCTTGCGTGTGTGCGTACAGCCTGAACGTCGCGGTGCATTGGTACTCATCACCGACCGTCGTGTGTTGCTGATCCATCCGCACCGTGTACACCAAGTATGGGCCAGTCACCGGATTGGGCGAGCCATACACCGCGTACGCCCCGGAGATGAGATTCCAGGCGTTGCCTTCGTACAGGCCACCCGTGCCGGTGTCAGCCTTCAATCGCGTCAGGATCGCTTCGTAGACCGCTGCCATGAGCATTACACGGCCCTCCGAATCTCTGCCGATGCACCAGCCTCGAACGCCGCGACAGCCGCCGCGTAGAGCGTGGCGGACCTTTCAGCAGGTGCCATGAATGGGCGGGGCTTGATGGTCACGGACTTCTTCAGCACGAACAGAATCTCCGACCCACGCAAGCGGCTCGCGTTCTTGCCCTTGCTGACGATGTGACGCACCAACAGCGGGGGCTTTCCGCGTCGCTTAATCATCGTCATCGGTACGCCGGAGTTACGCAATCCGCCCTTCGATGATTCAAGGATTCGACGTGCCGTCATGCTCACGGGTACGGGGATCGCACGGCCAGCCTTGGCCCGGATCGTCCCGCCGTATTCCATCATGGGTGCGTATTTCAGATTCGACGTGTGGACAATGGTCTTTCCGTCCTTCGTCGGTGTCTTGTCAATCGCCCGACGCAACGCACCACGCTGGACTGACGGGGGTGAGCCCGGAGCCGACGATACGCCGCGTGCCGTCTTGCTCATGCTCTTCTTGATGCCGTTCACATACACCACCGCCGCATCAGTCACGCCGCGATTGATAGCCGCCACAAGCGAACGCTTGAGCTTGGCCCGGTCAATCGTGAATGTGATTCCTTGCACCTTCATCAGTTCGTGTCCAGTTCGACCACCAAATGCTTCACCACGCCGAGATTGCACAAGTCACGCGGCTTGCCCGCAATCCGGTACGTCACGCCGCCGATTGCAATCCGATCCGTTGGCGAGCAGTCCCACGCCGCACCCGTGCTGTCGGTCGGTGCGAGGAACACGTCATACATCTGGCTCGTCGTGTCGAGTCCGTACACCAGAGCATCGCCCGCACTGACAGGCTGGCACATGCACGCAACGGACGGCGTCCCGCTGGG